TTAGTTGAAGCATAGGCTTGAGCTAATCCAGCATTGTCTACATCTATTTCATACTGATTTTTTTGAGCATTATAAATGGATATCGTTTGCATCCAGTTACGCTCTCTTCTTTCATTCTCGTATTTGTATCTTCTACGAGCATTCTCATTAGCTGCTTTAGCTTGTGCTCCTAAACACACGGCAAAACTCCATAAAGGATAAATTATTAGGTCCGTGTTTTAATTCCCGTAAAAATTTGAACCCTAGGAATCTGAGTAGTTTTATATGAACTCTGTTTCGTTTATCAACGATGTTCCAGAGCAACTTCTCTTGTCTACTTTCCACATATCTTTTTGCTTCTCTAGCAAAAGTTAGTGGGTATTTATGAATAGCTGGTGTACATAGCATCCAGATTCTGCCATCTTCTTGTACGCCGGCTACTCCGGCAAGTTCACCGTTTGGAACTGTGAAATATACAGTGTCTCCTATTACGGAACACGCTGGTATAGCCACAACAGGATCATGTCCATGACCCTCTTCTACTTCTCTACGGTCATCTGGTAAAAGATTAGAAGCTACATCAAGTGCAGCTTCCATCGTTATTGGGTGAATAAATTTAGACACGTCTATAAAATCTGTTTGTAAAGTCTCCTTCCCATGCCAATGAATACAGGGTGGCTGGTGCTGGATGTTCTGATTTAACGTTTACTGTTAAGTTTGTATTTCTCTCGTAACAAGGTACTGTTTCTATAACTTCATTTACTATCGGTAATCTACTTGCAGAAACCACACCAGCTAAAGCTAGTTCTTTAGTTTCTGTGTAGTCTGGTTTACCTACTCTTTGTAAGGTTGTTGAATAAACTCCTAATGGTCCAAAGCTAAATTTAATTCTATGTACAATTAATGATGATTTAGCATCAGCTCTGTACTTATCTCCTTCAGCTCTAGTTACATAAATAGTTGGAATCTGTACATCCATCTCATAGAGATAACCAATAACAAAAGTATTGTTAGACCAATCTCCAACTATTTCTAAATTAGAACCATTGACAGTGACCATTGAATATCTTCCAAGATCATTTCCTGAATCAGTTTCATAAGCAACTAACTGTTTAGTATTTTCGTAACCATTTGGTTTAGGAATAGTAGTTTTAAGAGTTGCACTATTATATGTACCTGAAGCTGCGGTTACTGATGAAGAGTGATCTAAGTGAACACGATATATATAGTCATCTGATGTGTCAGCAGTGTCTCTGGTATCAGTTACAGAGTGACCATTATCATCTAATTTTAAAGAATATTTAACCATCTGATCTTTATTATTATTTCGAGTAATAACAAATAAAGAATCATCTAACATACAGTGATATTGAATAGTCCCTGCAAGAGTCCACGTACACCACGCTTGTAGTAATCGCTTGTCTCCACTATTAAAATATCTAAAACAATAGATTTCATCTGTATCTTTTTTACTAAAAAACACAGCTGAGTTCTCTCGTGATTCAGATACTATACTTATATCCTTATCTAATAATCTTGAGATAACTTTACTCTGATCAACTACATCTGGTTCTCCCTGCCTAAGTACATTAGACATCTCGAAGAAACGTGTGTATTTATTTGCATTATCTATAAAGGCAACAGTAGTTCCTAAAGAAACAGGGTTGGTTTTTTCGTTAAAGTTATAAGATGCTACTGCGTTAAGTTTTGCAGTTTCTGGACTTAAAATATCACTATCGGTAGTCAGCATAAATTGCTGATTTTTAGTAAATAATAATAATCCGGCATTAACTTGGATACCGTCATAAACAATAGCTGGGTATTCAGAACTACAAGAAAGATCGATAACATCTTGTGGTGTGAAGGTGGTAGCTGTCTTAGACCAAAAGTTAAAAAACTCTCCGGGTCTTGACATGATTACGTTTTCATCACTTAAGAAGACTAATCTGTTTCTAAAGAAAACTAATTGATTAACTGTTTTACCAACAAAAGAGGGATTAGGATTAGTTAAAGTATCTCCTACATCAGCATTTTCCCAAGTCGCTTGTGAAACAGTGAATGTACCGTTGGCTTGTCTGACTAGCTGGATAGGCATAGTGCCTTTATCAAACTCTATATTTCTGCCGGGTTTTGCACATTCCTCCCAAACTCCATCACCATCTCTATCATTATTTCCAAAGAATTTTACATAGTAGTCATCTTCGTCAGCTTCACTGTTAGCTACTTTAACTACATACCCATGCTTACATTGATCAGGTAAATCATCTACGTTTTTAACTTCACTAGACATTACTTTAAGTAAGTCACTTGTAGGTGAGGTAACGTTAAACGTACCTGATGCTCTAGTTACATATATCCCATTACCAATTTGCTTTACATTAGAAGAAGTAAAGTTACCAGTATCTATTATTGCTTGCCTTATATCTCCAAGTATTCCTGAAGCAGTAACTGTAGTTTCAGTATCGAAAGGTGTAGGGTTAGGTCTAATTAGTCCTAAGTTTGCTTGTATCTGTGTAGTACTAATAGCTTCTACAGTTATCTTGTAGTAACCATCATCCATAAATACATAAAAATAATCACCTTGTTGCCAACCAGATCCACCATATAAAAGATCGAAGGTAGTTGTATATCTAGCTTGATATGTAGTTGTTTGGGTTTCACCTGAACCACTTGTAAATGGAACTGACTGTCCAGTAGTTCTAATTCTGAAATATAGATTAGTTCCTCTATTTACTGAACTACCATTAGCAGCTTTAACATCAATTGTGTAGGTATAGTTTCCAGAATTAGCTTCGTCTGTAAGACTTGCTCCATCATCAATATCAAATATTCTAGTTCCTACGTTTGGTGCATATGCGTCTCTGCCATCTCCAGCTGTATCATCGCATCGTGTAGATTGACTTGGACGAGATGCATGACCAACCATACCTCCACTGCCATTACAATAATTATTACTTGACTTAACTAGGTCAACACTAATTCTTGTAGCTGTGGTTTCAGTTGTGGTGTTTGTGTTGTCATATAAATTAAGTGCATATTGTCTAGCGTAAGCTGTAGCTCTTAAATCAATAAAGACTTCAGGAGGTCTAACAGTCTCAACAGTAGATGACATCGCTACCGTCTTAGTTCTATTAGTTATAAACGTGTAATCGTTAAGAGTTAAGGTCTGAATATCTTGGTCATCACTATGAGATAAATATGTAGCTAATGCACTCGATGTTGCACCATCATAGTTAACGGTCATTGCTGCTCCATCACTACATCTCCACATATTTACATCACCTGTTCTACTGATTTGTCCTATATAACTTTCTGTCTCGTCACGGTAGTAAGAAAACCATTTACCGTTTGTTTGTGAGTTTAAAGCTGAGGTTCCGTTATCACTAATAGATGCAACTAACTGCCCACCCGGACGTTTTAATAAGCCATGTGTTACATCAGGTATTACATTATTAGCGACACTAACTTGTCCGGGAATTTTTAGTTCATCTGGCTGTTGAGATAAACCTCCAGTCAGCGTTGGTATTGTTTGAGTAACACTTGCCATTATCTTCTATTTAATATTTGGAACGGTTGGAATGGTGCATACGCAGTTTTCTCCGGCCAGCCCATATAATTATGGTCGCCTTGACTGCATTCATAATCCATTACGTTTGCTCTAGCAGTTTGCTCTTGTATCTGTAGTAATGCTGCTAATTCTTTATTTGCAACTTGCTGTACAGCTGCACGGACGGAAGCTCTGGAAATAATATATCTTTGAAAAACTGGAGGAACATCTGAAAATGGATAGAGAGTGACAATATCTAAATATTGATCCTCAGTAAATTGATCAGTATGTTCAACTAAGTCATATAGTCTTCCGTTTCTTCTAACTAAATCCTTTGTTTTATCAATACGTTTATCATGTAAATCGTATCTTAAATAGTTACTAGGGATAACTATGTATTTTGTAGTTGTATCAGGAGTAACTTTTACATTCTCTTCAGTATTAAAATGCCATCCTTCGTTTTGTATATCTTTATTAGCTTCAACTAATAGGTTATAAACAAATGCAGTTTCTGGATTATTAAAATTTAGAGTAGTTAAAGGTGATTGACCTATGCTACCCAAAATTGAGTTCACTGCGGATAGTTCGGTATCGGGGTCAATAGTTGTAGTAGCCATAGATAAAAAAAAAGGGAGCCGAAGCTCCCATGTATATGTATAAATTTAGAAAGCAGCGTCTGCTGTACCTACGTGTAGTTCCACGCAAGCAGCAGGGTTTAAGTAATCTGCTCCCATAGCCATGCGTCCGAGGATCACATCGCCTTGGTAAATAACGGATATGTCTCCATTAGTTACTTGAACTTGAGGTCCAATAGCTTCTACTACACCAGCAGCTTCTTTTTGGAAGATTAAACCACATGATCCAGCAAAGTCTCCAGCCTCACCATAGCCATTGTTAACACCAGCAATATTGAAAGCACAAGCTGTTCCGCCTGAAACGGTTCCACTTACAGTATCAGTAATTGTGAATGTATTTGTAGCAACAGTAGCAACTGTGTATGTACCTGAAGTACCTCCACCAGCTGTAGCATCAAAGACAACTTTATCACCAACGGATAGACCGTGAGCGTTAAGAGTTACTGTGATAGTTGTTCCAGATCTTGCATAAGTTGCTGTCTGTCTACCAGAACCAGAATCCATAGATTGACCTATGAATGAACCAGCATTGGAGATAGTATTAGCAGTACCGAACTTACCTAAGAATGGTAGATTCATTGACTTGTAGATCTTAATACCAGCGATAGATACAACG